ACGGCCAGCTTCTACCGGGTCCGCCCCACCGCCAAGGTGGGTCAGTTGTCCACCGCGTTCCACTACCGGCGCGCGCAGGTCGTTGCCCCGCAGAAGTCGGGCAAGGGCCCGTGGACTGCGGGAATCGTGGCGGCCGAGGCCGTTGGCCCGGTCCTCTTCGGCGGCTGGGCTAACGGCGGCGAGCGGTACGAGTGCCGCAAGCACGGCTGTCCCTGCGGCTGGGTGTACGAGTACGAGCCGGGCGAGCCGATCGGGCGCCCGTGGACGACTCCTCTCCTCCAGATCACCGCTACCAGCGAAGACCAGACGGACAACGTCTACCGACCGCTGCAGGCGATGGTCCGCAATGGCCCGCTGCAGGAACTCATGAAGGTCGGCGAACAGTTCATCCGCCTGCCGAACGACGGCCGTATCGACGTCGTCACCTCGAGCGCCCAGTCCCGCCTCGGCAACCCGGTGACCTTCGTGGTCCAGGACGAGACGGGTATCTGGAACGAGCACAACAAGATGAGCAAGGTCGCGACCACTCAGCGCCGCGGCCTGGCGGGCATGCAGGGCCGCTCGATGGAGACCACGAACAGCTGGGACCCGTCGGAGAACTCCGTGGCCCAAAAGACCGCAGAGTCCAGCTCTACGGACATCTACCGTTTCCATCGGCTGCCGCCGAAGGGCCTGTCGTACACGAACAAGGCCGAACGGCGCCGTATCCACGCCCACGTCTACGAGGGCAGCGCGCACATCGACCTGGACGCCATCGAGGGCGAGGCCGCCGAGCTGCTGGAGAAAGAGCCGGCGGAGGCTGAGCGCTTCTACGGAAACCGCATCGTCGCCGGTATGGGCGCCTGGGTGCAGCAGGACCGATGGGACGCCCGCAAGGCCGCCCCACTGGAACTGCCGCCGGACGGGGCCCGCATCGCCCTCGGCTTTGACGGCTCCGACATCGACGACTGGACCGGTCTGCGGGCCGAGACCCTGGACGGCTTCCAGTTCACCCCGGTCTACGGGCCGGATCGACGTCCAACGGTATGGAACCCGGCCGAGTGGGAAGGCCAGGTGCCCCGCCTGGAAGTCGATGCCGCGGTGGCCGAGATGTTCGACCGGTATGACGTGATCCGCATGTACGCGGACCCGCCGTACTGGACGAGCGAGGTCGCCGCGTGGCAGGCCCGGCACGGCGAGAAGCGCGTGACGGAGTGGCACACCGGCCGGGTGGTGCAGATGCACGCCGCGTGCGAGCAGCTGCTGACCGACGTTCTCAAGGCCGACAGTTCCTTCCGGCACGACGGGTGCGAGATGACGTCCGTGCACATGCGGAACGTTCGCAAAGGGGCGAGGCCGGCGAACCGGTACGTGCTCAAGAAGGGGCCCGTACACCAAAAGATCGACCTGGTCGTCTGCTCCGTCCTCGCCCATGAGGCCGCGGTCGACGCGATTGCGGCAGGCCAGGCCAAGCCACAGAAGAGCTCCCGAATGATCGTGATGGGCGGACGGAGGTGATGCGCTGATGGACCGTACAGCGGACGAGTGGGTGGCCTACCTGGCGCGCGTGCACGAAGCGCAGAAGCCCGGCCTGGAGTCGCTGAACCGGTACTACGAGGGTCAGCAGCCTCTCTCCTACATGCACCCCGAGCTTCTGGAGGAGCTGGGCGAGCAGCTGAAGCAGGTCGTCATCAACTGGCCGCGCCTGGTCGTCGACGCGCTCGAGGAGCGCCTGGACGTCGAAGGGTTCCGCTATGCCGACGACGAGACGGCAGCCGAGGACCTCTGGGCGATCTGGCAGGCGAACGGCCTGGACGAAGCCACCCAGCAGGGGCACGTGGACGCGCTGACGATGCGCCGTGCGTTCCTGGTGGGCGGCACGAACGAGAAGGACCCCGCCACGCCCCTGATAACGGTGGAGTCGCCGCTGCAGATGGTCGTCGACTGGGACCCGCGCACGCGGACCGTTCGGTCGGCGCTGAAGCGGTACCACGAGCAGGACCCGATCACCGACGCCATCACGGACCAGTTCGCAACGCTGTACCTGCCGGGCGTGACGCACCACTACGAGCAGACGACACCGGGCAACTGGCGAGAGACCGGCCGGGATGAGCACGGCCTTGAGGTTCCGCCCGTCGTGCCGATCGTGAACCGGCCCAGGCTGCTGAAGCCGGGCGGTATCTCTGAGTTGGCGGACATCCTTCCGCTGTCCGATGCGGCCTGCAAAATCGCCACGGACATGATGGTCAGCGCGGAGTACCACGCGATGCCCCGACGGGTCGCGTTCGGCGTCGACGAGAAGGACTTCACCGACGAGGACGGCAACCCGGTCTCGGTGTGGTCGAGGATCGCCGGCCGGATCTGGGCGACGACGAAGAACCGCAAAACGGGCCCTGATGGTGACGGCGCGGACGTCATTCAATTCCCTGAAGCCCAGCTGGCGAACTTCCACAGCACCCTTGGCCAGCTGGCCCGGCTCACGGCGTCGCTGTCCGGGATGCCGCCGCACTTCTTGGGCCTGGCCACCGACAACCCGCCCTCGGCCGACGCGATCCGCTCGAGTGAGACACGGCTGGTCAAGCGTGCCGAACGTAAGCAGCGAGCTTGGGGTGGCGCCTACGAGGACGCCATGCGCCTGGCCCTGCGGATCCGGGACGGCAAGTGGGACCCGCGTGCCCAGTCGCTGGAGACCCTGTGGCGCAACCCGGCAACGCCGACGTTCGCGCAGCAGGCGGACGCCGTCGTGAAGCTGGTCCAGGTCGGCCTGCTGCCGATCGAGCAGGGCCGCGAGGACCTCGGGTACACCGCGGTGCAGCGTGAGCGGATGCGGCAGATGGACACCGACGCCATGGACCGGGTCATCGGACCCGACCTGGCCGCCGAGTACGGGCCGAAGCCCACACCGGCCGTGGTCGACCCGCAACTGCAGGCGTAGCCCGTGGTCGCCCAGGACGTGCGAGGGATCGCACTGGACCAGTACCGCCGTCAGCAGCGTGCGGTGCGCAGGGCCACGAACCGCGTACAGACCCTTTGGCGTCGCATCGACCGCGGCGACATCACCGGATCGTGGGAGCAGCTCGCCCCGTCGCTGGAACAGGCCGTCGTTGCCGAGCAGATCGCGGCCGCGGCGCTTGCCGACGCGTACCTGGACGCCATCCAAGGCGCGGAGGGCGCCGAGACTGCGGCCGCCGGCCGGGTCGCGCCCACCGCTTTCGCTGGTGTGGCTTCTGACGGACGCTCCCTGCTCTCTCTGCTCTACCAGCCGGTCATCGGTTGGAAGGTGCGGATGCTGGCCGGGCAGTCGATGGAGGACGCGGCCCGCGGCGCACTGTCGAGTGCTCTGCGGCTGACAGCAACGCAGGTGGCCGACGCAGGCCGCGGTGCGGTGGCTTCCGGGATGGCCGGGCGTCGCACGATCCAGGGCTATGTACGGGTGGTGCAGCCTCCCGCGTGCGCCCGGTGCGTGATTCTGGCCGGCGCGGAGTACGGCTGGAACTCCGGCTTTCAGCGGCACCCGCGGTGCGACTGCATCCACCTGCCGACAACCTTGGTCGCCCGCAACCGGGCCGGCCGCGGCTCGATCGGCTCTGACCGGTTCTCTCCGACGACACGGCCAGGCGAAGGCGGCCGCGGTTTCCTCGATCCTCGGGCGTACTTCAACACCCTGTCCCGGGCCGAGCAGGACCGCGTGTTCACCGCCGCTGGCGCCAGTGCAATCCGCGAGGGCGCCGACATGGGCCAGATCATCAACGCCCGCCGTGGCATGTACCAGGCCGGGATCGGCGACGGCCGCGTCTCGGCGACCCGCGTGGGCACCCGGCGCGGCTCCCGCTTCTACAACGTGGAGCGGCGGCGCGCGATCGATGCCGGGGAAGTCCCGGCGGACATCGGCCGGGCGTTCAGCATCCGCACCCCTCGGCTCATGCCCGAGGAGATCTTCCGGCGCGCTGCCAGCCGCGATGACGCCATCGCGATGCTCAAGCGCTTCGGCTATTTGACCTGACCCCGGCGCAATGCCGACGGTCCCCAACTCCTGCAACGGGAGCACGTCATGAGTACCCCCAGCGAACCGAACGCCGATCCGTCCGCGGGCAACCCGCCGGCCCCGGCAGCCACTCCGGCAGAGCCGCCTGCGGCCGAGCCTCCGAACGGTGACCCCGTCGACGACGCGCCCCTCGGCCCTGCCGGGGAGAAGGCGCTGACCGAGTGGAAGAACCGTGCGAAGGAAGCCGAGCGCCTGAGCAAGGAACAGGCCGCGAAGCTGCAGGAGTTCACGGACCGCGACAAGACCGAGGCCGAGAAGCTCGCCGAGCGGGCTACGAAGGCCGAGGAGCGGGCCGCAGCGGCCACCAGGCTCGCCACCGCCTCCAAGGTGGAGGCATTGGCCGCCGGGCGCTTCACCGACCCGCAGGACGCCGTTGACGCCCTTCAGGGCGCCGAGTTCCTCACCGAGGACGGCGGCATCGACCGGGACGCCATCACGGCCGCCCTGGACAGCCTGCTGGAACGCAAGCCGCACTGGGCCGCCACCGCACCCGGGCCGCGGGTTCCGGCGCCGGATCCCTCACAGGGAGCCAGGCCGGGCAGTACAGCGACCCTCGGGCAGCGGATCACCGAGGCGGAGTCCGGCGGCAACACCAAGCTCGCGCTGGCGCTCAAGACGCAGCAGCTCCGCGAGATCAGCCAATCCACCAAGTAACCGGGCAGGCCGTCGGCCTCGCCCTCCAATCCCTTAAGCGAGGACGCCATGGGCGCAGTTGCAGGGCAGGGCACGACCTACAACCTGCCGAACTATCACGGTGAGCTCTACACCGTCACTCCGACCGAGACGCCGTTCCTTTCGGCGATCGGCGGCCTGTCCGGCGGCAAGCGGACCAAGTCCGTTGAGTTCGAGTGGCAGACCGTTGACCGTCGCGCGTCGACCACGAACAACTCGGTGGTCGAGGGTGCGGCCGCGCCGACCGGTGTGGCCCGCTCCCGCTCGAACGTCTCCAACGTGGTGGAGATCCACCAGTCCGCCATCGAGGTGTCCTACACCCGCCAGGCGGCGACCGGCATGTACGGCGGCATCAACATCGGTGCCGACGACAACCCGGTCAACGACGAGCTGACCGCGCAGATCACGGCCGAGCTCGAAGCCATGGCCGTGGACATCGAGCTGTCGTTCCTGACGGGCGTCTACGCCAAGCCCGGCACCAACGCCACCGCCCGCAAGACCCGCGGCCTGCTCGCGGCCGTCACCACGAACGTGAACGCCAACGGCGGCACCCCGCGCGCCATCTCGAAGACGATCGTGGACGCCCAGCTGTCGGCGATGTTCGCCGCGGGCGCCAAGCTGCCGCAGGAGTCCACCGTCTTCATGGTGGGCCCGGCGCAGAAGGTCGCCCTGTCGAACCTGTACGGCACCGGTTCGCTGAACCAGCCGACGATGACCCGCAACATCGGTGGCGTCGCCGTCGACACCATCGTGACCGACTTCGGGACCTTCGGCGTGATGCTCGACCGGTGGATGCCGACCGGGCAGATCGGCGTCGTCGACCTCTCCGTCTGCGCCCCGGTGTGGCTGGAGATCCCCGGCAAGGGCCTGCTCTTCGCGGAGCAGCTCGCCAAGGTCGGCGCCTCCGAGAAGTGGCAGCTGTACGGCGAGGTCGGTCTGGAGTACGGCCCCGAGGTCTACCACGGCGTCATCAAGGACCTCAGCTAAGGAGCCGCCGTCATGGCGAAGTTCAGCAGCGAGAAGTACCCGGCCCTGACCCTGCAGGACGACAAGGGGATCTGGGCGAAGTTCGAGGGCGGCGAGCTCGAGACCACGGATGCCGCGGTCGTGAAGCGGCTGCGCGGCCTCCCCGAGGAGGAGGGCATCTCCGAGGTCAAGGCTGCGGCCAAGACCGAGGGCGACGCCAAGAAGGAGTAGCCGTGGTGACCCTGGCGACCCCCGCGGACCTGGCGGACCGGCTCGGCCGTGACCTCACGGACGTGGAGGCCCGCCAGGCGCCCGTTCTCCTCGACGACGCCACATCGGTCATCCTCGACAGGTTCCCGCAGTACCTCGTTGCGCCGACGGCCGTCTCCAAGAAGGTCTGCTGCGCGATGGTCCTGCGGGTCCTGCGGAACCCGAACGGGCTGCGGCAGGAGTCCATCGACGACTACTCGTTCACGGTCGACTCGTCCCGTTCCTCGGGCGAGATCTACCTGACCGAAGCGGAGATCGAC